AATATGTATTCCCAGCGATATATCAAGATGGAATGCTCTCAGCTACTACTATGAATAAAATGCTTGATTACATTGGCTTGTCTGATGTCACCGCACATGATTTTCGAGCTACAGCGTCAACATTGTTAAATGAAAAGGATTATGATGACAAGTGGATTGAAAAACAGTTAGCACATGCGGATGGGAACAAAACTCGTGCTACTTATAACCATGCAAAGTATTTGGAAAGCAGACGCAAGATGTTGCAAGACTGGGCTGATATTGTAGATAGCTGGAAAGACTAAAAGTTTTGCTTCTTATCAAAGGTCCATCTTTTACCATTGTAAGTCACAGTGCCATCCAAATTAATCGGCAACTCTTTTAATGAGTAGTCATAGATTTTAAGAACATTCCCATTCTTATCTAAATCAGCTGGCAGATTGCAAATATTCTCCATCCTGCCCGCTTCCGAAACCATGATCATGACTTGCATTGCTATCTCCATTTTTATGAAATTATAAAAAAGATTAAAAATAATGCAAATAGCGCTTGACTGTGCAATTATATTTGCACATAATAGGCACATAGAGAGAAGCACAGTGCATCACTCAGAACTGCGAGGCAGACAAAATGAAAACATTAATGACTAACTTGGAAACTTTAGGATTCACAAAAGAAAATGGCTTAAATGGTTTATCTAAAGAGAATGTATCAGTGTCTATGCACTGGTCAGGTGAATCTGCTGTTGTAGCTGTAGATGGAAAACAAGTTTTCAAGTCTGAAAATGAAGCTGAAATCATTGAATTTGTTAAAGCTGAACTTGCAAAAAAAGAAACCTCAAAAACTAATGATCAATATGATGCTGAAGTATTAGCTGCTGAAGTTGCTAAAGATTCAGAAATGAAATATTACGCAGATGAAGATAGTCGCGGTAAAGCTGAATTAATTAAAAGTGCTCTAAAATTCATTAAAGAAGAAATTCCAGCATCTGTGAAATTTAGTGATTTTCAAAAGCTAGTTGAATCTAACCTATAATTTTAAATGCCCCGAAAGGAGCAACCAAAGGAATTTAATAATGAGTACTCAAACTATTATTGATAATCAAATTTCAGGTCAGATTGAAAACAGAATTGATATAGAAATTCAATACACACAGCACAAGAATATGGAAGATTATGTTAGGCTATATGAAAATAAAGGGCTTTATTCTCTAGGCCTTCGTGCTGTTGAGAAATTTATTAGCAAAGCTGAATATCAAGAGATATTGAGAATGATAGAACAGGATCATTTTGGGAAAAACTTTATAAAGATTACAGAGCACTATGATACTTTTTGGAATAAGTATTTTAATTTCAGGGATAATGAAAAACTAGAAAAGATTGGGATTGCCCTTTTTGGGAAATCGTGGAAGAAAGCTTTAGCAGAAGCATTGAAGGTTGATGAACGAAGAATCACGCATTGGCTTCAATGTTCTAGACCTATCCCCAAAAATGTTTTTAAAGATTTAAAAGTGATTAAAGATAAGCGTCTTAAAGAAATTCAGAATATTGAGAAACTGTTAGATTAAAAATTAAAAACCCTCATTAAAGAGGGTTTTGAGCTAGCTGTGCGCTAGTAAGTGATACATCTAGTATTTTCTAAGCTGTCTATACGACAGTAAATTCAAATTAATGGAGATTTGAAACAATGTCAAGAAGAAAAATCACTGAAGATATTCACCTACTTTGGCAACGTCACGATAATGCAGAAGCAACAATTGAAAAGTTACAAGAATGGACTACAGATCGTCGTGATTATTTTTTGTCAAAATTGGATTGGATGGAGAAGTCAATTGATAGTGGAAACCATGAAGCTTATAGAATTGCATTTAATCAATTAAAACTAGCTATTGAAAATCAAAAAAATACACTCGATAAAGTTCATGATTTGTTGATTTATGAAGTAGACGAAAAATAATGCAAAAGTGTAGCTTTTTCAAAGCTCTTATTGTGCAAAATTTTGCTCAAATTCCTTAATTTTTCTTTAAATTGAGCAAATATTTTCACAATTCAATAAGCCCTCATTAGAGGGCTATTACACAAATGCCTACATTCACATTGTTATTGATCGTATGTGCTGTGCATCCTGATAATAGAATGCACAGCAATGTGATTGTGAAAGCTATCTTTGAACGTCTACAATGAAAGACTTTCATATAACAACCCGATTGTTAATCCAACCATAGAAAAACTGCTCTTGGCTTGGATTACGCTCACAGATTTCAATATAGCGCTGCCCTTGCATGATATTAAGAACTCGCACAAGCACTTTTTCTCCTTCTTTCCCGCGTTTGACCAAATAAGTTTTGAGTGCATTAAGAGTTGCCGGACCATATATCCCATCTACTGATAAATCTGGCCACCCTGCTTTACCATTGTTATTTAGGAGATTCAAAGCACGTTGTAAAAGTGGTTTTGCAAAGTTGATACCACAGTTCACACCAGTATCTAAAAGTTCTTCAGCTACAGCAGAGCTAAGATTATTCACTTGATCAAATCGTGGGGCTGTCCAGTACTGTTTCTTATAAATCGCTTTGGCCACATCTATAGGCAGATCACGCATATTGCCCTTAAAGCCGTTTGCACGGGCAACCGCTTCGGTAATACCGTATTTTGTTGCCCCTCCTCGATCTGCTGGGTTATTTACGTACCCACCTTCTCGTTTAATCAACTCTTCAAGATATTGTTCAATGTTCATTTCGGTTTCCTTCAGATGTAAAAAAACCGCCCGAAGGCGGCATTAACTGTTTTCAATGTCTTTTCTGGCTTTCTTAAACTCTTTGATCACTTCAACGATCGTTTTACCTTCCTGTTTATCTATAAAATTAAAAATCCAACGGACTAAAGCCCATCCCGGCAAGCCACAAACAAAGAAAAGCCCACCTATTGCAAACCATCCCCATGTGTCAGTTGCCCACGCATGCAAACTAAATTTCATAATAATTAGTGAACCCCCAGCCAGACTTGACACAACAGTACAAATCAAGCCTACAGCCCATTCTTGAGGCGAACGTGGCATGCGAGTCATCAATACAACTGCCGCAACCAAGGCAACAGCTAATGTCACCATGATTGCTACTCCATAAAATTTTAAAATTGCAGCAAAACCGCTTGTGGAAACTGGTTCCATTTATTTCTCCAGAAAATTTAGACAATAAAAAAGCACCCGTTTGGGTGCCATGTTTTAGTTAAAATCAAGCTTCTAAAGTCGCCTGTGTCACTCTCGCCGAGTAGTTCCATGATGTTGGCTTCCAGACATCACGCGCCGCAACCCGAATGTAATAAGTCGTGGTCGAATCCAGATTTCCAATTGTGCAGGCATTCTCTGTACCGGTCCAACTCGCGGCCAGCGTTTCCGGATCAAAGCTGGCATTTTTGCTGATCCACACCTGATAATCTTTTAAGTCTGGCACCTCACTAGGAATCCAGGAAACCGTGATTGAGTTTGATGTAGCCGATGTATAGACATTGGCCAAGATTGGAGGGACTGGATTGCTGATATTCAGGTCCGTAAATGTACTGGTACCGTTTTCTGATTTGCTCGCAACACGGATTGTATAGTTACGCTGCACTCCATCCACTCTAGCTTCTTCCATCGAATAGGTGTATTCAGCACTGGTCGTTTCAATCGTTCTAAGCAGAGTGCTTCCAGACGAGACCTGCACAATATAACCCTGTGCGCCAGCAGCAAACTGCCATTGCACCTTAAATGAACTACCCACAAATGGCGACTGTAGCGATAATCCCTTAACACCTGAAGGACGCCCACCGTTGAGTGTATGGCTATAAGCTGTGACCTCATCAAGAGTTTGTTCTTTCTGCTGCAGGCCATTGAAGCTGGTGAATTTCAAATAGAGGGTTTTATTAATCAGATTCGAATTGAATTCATGCTGAAAGATCGCTTTATCTATTCGCAAAAATGATTCACCGGTATTATGCGCTAAAGCATCATCAAACCGTCCACGTAACACACCACCAAGCGTATACAAACCAGATCCATTTAAGGTTGCATCGACATAGCTGACATATTCATCACCGACTCTACAGAGCGTTGTATTCACCTGAGCATCTTCAGACGTTCCACTAAAAATCTGACTGGATGTATTCAACTGAACTTGCATTGCAGTTTCACTGGCATTGATTGCAGCAACTAACTGGCCATAGCGTGCGGATCCGTAAATTGTGCCGATCATTTCATACGTTGTATTGTCCAGACTCGCCCAGACATTGCAGCCGCCCCAGTTGCTTCCGCCTGATGCTGCTACCCACACCTGATTTTTACCATCTGTGAGATCGAGCGGTGGTTCAAAGATTACCGGCGCATTAACATTACCTGGTTCCTCATTACCTCCCTGATAGCCATTTGACGCCTGCAAGTCGTATTCAACTGCTGATCTTGAGCCTAAGGCCAGTACTTCTGCGGTCACTGTAAGAAATCCGTCCTGATCCTCCTCGATGCGGGTGATACGCACGGGAAAGCGATCTAAACCTAAGGACTCATCTGTCAGCGTCACTATGTCCATCGGCTCGAGTCGGCAGTACTTCCAGCCGAGATCAAATTCATACTCATTGCGCACGTAAAGTTTGCGCTGCAGCAATAATTGCACGGCGTGTCTTGCAATTTTTGGTTCACAGAAGAAGTCGTACTTCACTGGATCTTGTGTACGTAGTCCAAACATTTCAATATTGGCTTGGTCTTTCGCTTCGACCGTCTCGGTATTGTACTGATTGAAGCGATTCACGTACTCAATCTGACAGTGATTAAATGCATCTGTGTCACGGCTACGCTTCACGCGAACGGGCTGATCATCACCAATGAAGTCATCATCTGTTAAATGATAGGCTGGTGTCAGATCCGGTGTAAACGTGACTCCATTTCCTGATACTGCAGTGTCACCATAGGACCGAATTTTTAAACCATCCGGGCTGGGTACAATCGCACAATTTACCGCCTCAACGATTTCATTAATGATTTCATGCGCGGCACGCTGTTCTGTCAAAGCAGGACTAATCAACAAATTAGTGGCTGCACAATATGTTCGAAATTCGGATAAATCTGCCATATTCAAACTAGGTGCTGCACCGTACCGCGGATTTGTGATGAAATCTTCAATCACATCAGCTGGATTGGCATCATGAATTGTGTCAGAAAACGTAATGTCGCTAATCACTTCAAAGTTATGATTCGATAATGATGCACTACCACCTAAGTCATAATTTGCACACGCGATATAGCCGAGAAATGGATAGTGTACTGCCTGATCAGGATGCATTGACGCCAGATAACCCCACACTGGGTTATGATCACCGTCGAAGAGTTCAAATCCGAGTTGATCAATTGGCTTGAGCTGCACACCGCCTTCAGTTTTTGGAACAATCTGCTCCTTATCTCGCCAGATATTGCCAATATCGCGTATTTTGGTTTCGCATAAACCCAGCATTAACGATGCGCTGTATGTATACGTTGTATTGCTTGTTTTCGTTTTACCGCCCTTACCTCCCGACTTGGTTGTCGTAGTATGCGCAGTCGATGAGAAATCGCCATACCAGAACATATTCGCAGCCAACCGGTTTTTGCCGTAGACCAGTGGCTGGCATAGTCCATATGCAGATTGCTGAACACGCATAGAGTTGATGCGGTTGTCTGATGTACTTATCGTTGTACTACCAAAGATTCCACTCATTATTCTTTTAACCTCTTCATACGAAAAAACCCAGCAATACGCTGGGCTAGACTTCCTTTGGTGCCATCTTGAAGTATCACACCTTGGTGTAGATAAGAATGAATGATCTGGGGCCATTCAACAACAATAGCGCCATGACTTACACATTTGCCAATTTTATAAAGGACAATATCACCTGGTTCTGGCGGACCCTCAATCTCAAAGCAGACACTTCGGATGTGGTCAAGATATCGTTCCCCCATCTGATGCATGTGCCAGTCAGGTGGATCTGGCCGTGGATCCAGATAATCCATCAGACCTACCTTTTCGTAAACTTCACAAATCAGCGTACCACAATCCACACCCACCCCTTTGATACGACCTTGATGGTGGTATGGGGTGCCGAGCCAAGTGAGGGCTTCTTGAACGGCAAAATCGTTTTTCTGCATAGACTTACCTAAATTTTGGCAATAAAAAAACCGCTAAATGCGGCTTTTTATATCATCTTGGTTTCAGACAACGGCTCAGGCTTCGGACGCTCAGCTTCGTACTGCTCTTCTGAGATAAACTCGACGTTGTGAATTGTCGAAAGTGTATTTGTGTCAGATAGCTCACCCATTGTGATGACAGCACCAGTGTCTTTATCTATAACTTTGTAGAACTGCCCATCTGTAATTGTATAATCAGTCATTATACTTGTCCTCCATCTGTAATTGTCCAACCTGCACTTACTAAATTTGCTCTAGCACTCGAAGATACAGAAGAATATTTTGATAAACCCATGCCCAATAATCTAGGTTTAATTCTTGATGCCCACTGGTTTCTTCTTGTCGTATTTACATCTAGCCATAAAGCGTTCAAGAAATCATCATAATAGGATGTTCTATATGCCTTACCCTCCATGAAAGAATCCAAAGATACCTCTACGTTGAACTTAGGACACCATGCTGCTAGTGGCTGATCAAACGCCGTTGCATATGCAAACATTCTCCACATGTCCAAACACGCAGACACGTTCCATGATTCCACAGGCTGATTAAATGACAAAGCTTCTTCAAAGAACTGCGCAAGATCCGTACACACAGATACATCCAAAGCTGCCACTGGCTTATTGAACGACTTGGCTTGGCGCATGAACATCCTTAATGCTGTGCATTTAGAGAAGTTGAGGTTCTCGATGGTCTGATTGAAGGATTCAGCCCCCATGAACATTTGACTAGCCGTCACAACAGATCTTGTATCCCAGTTACTTAGTGGCTGATTAAACGACTTAGCGTACTTGAATAAGCCATCCATGTATTCGACCTTTTGAACATTCCAGTCGTTCAGGTCCTGATTAAACGCATGGGCGTTTTCGAACATATACGATATATTTGTGGCAGAAGACGTGTCCCAGTTGCCAATAGGCTGATTAAAAGACTTGGCCCAGCCGAACATAGATGAAAAATCAGATACCTTAGAGGTATTCCATTTATCCAAAGGCTGGTTGAAATCAACACAATTCGCGAACATCCCTGCAAATGCAACGGCTGATTCCGTTACCCATGAATTTAGGGGCTGATTGAATGGAGTCCCTTGAAACATAGAAGAAAACTCAGTTATTTTCCTAACATCCCACAAGCTCAAATCCTGATTGAAATTAGGGGAATTATGAAACATACTTACGGCATATACTACGTCAGACATGTCCCAGTCTGATAAATCATATGCCACAAATTGGTTCCAAAACATCTTGCCCGTGCTATTTATAGTGTATGATCTTCTTGAGTAATCGATCTTCATTTGATTAGGATTATTACCGCCACAGAGAGATGTATCGGTAAGATAATTGTTGAACATCAACTGACAACTTTTCAGACCATCATCGATTTTTATTTTAAAATAACAAATGGTCGAGTTCGGAAGTATTAGTTCAGTTGAATCTATGGTTATCGGGTTGTCTGGTACCACTAACCTATCTGGGACGTTTGCGGCCCACGCAACGAATTTGCCTCCGTTTACGGTGATAGGGTTTTCAGTATGTGAAGCACCCCACGTCCAAATTTCTACCTCGTCGGCTCCGTTTGTTCTACGATAAATTGCTATGTTACATTTTCCTAGTTTAGGAAATACTTTAGATCTAGTATTGATAGATCCGTCTGTTTTAAGTAAAAGAGTATTTGACATATTTCACCTGATTAATTGATTAACCATACTGTATCTAGGTAGTTGATTCTGGCATCGATATACCTATATGCCTGCTCTAGATCTGGATAATTACTATTGCCGAAGATCGGTGTTACTCCCCATTTGGCCTTATCTTTCGAATAAATGTCTCTAGGAATATTTCGGGCCACTTCTATATAATGCTTAACCACCGCATATGTAGATATGTCTCCGCTTTTTCTTAACTTTGTGTAAAGCTCACGGATTTGGGGCAGATATACTTGTCTAAATCTAGGCCAGATATCGCCACTGACAATGAAACCCGTTTGAGTGGCCCCCGCGTTGTCGCCAGTAAACCAGTTTAAAGTCCAGTCCAAATCGTAAGGCAGAATAGACCAATGGGCATTGTCCCATGTCATGATATTGTAGTTGTTGCCGTTGATATCCCAATGCCCAACCAATTCAACAAAGATGTAGAATATCAACCAGTGAGGTAAAACCAAAACAGAAGCGTGGTTTTGATAATTACTATCTAAGTCCTTAGTAAAGTTGAAAAGTCTTTCGATCGAGGTTTGTACTGCAGCAAATTTACTAGGTATAGGTCCTTGGTCTTCATATCCTGACATTTTAGGAGATTTTATTTCCCAATCGTGTGAGTCAAAGCTTTGACTCAAGTACGCATCATAGGTGGCGCTGTCTAAAAATATGTGCTTGGTATCAGCGTTGTTAAGTGCGTAATTTTGTCTAGTTTTCTTTAACCTTAAGGTATATAGACCATAAAACTGATTATTTAAATAGACAACACAAGGTATTCCGTGAGGATAGTACTTTGCATCAACTGTGTATTCTGCATCTGCTTTCCTATCAGTATTTGCTTGATAAATAATATTATTTACTTTGCAGTAAGGATAATCCAGTTTTCTTACAAGGCTATTCCAAAATCTGTAGCCACCTTGGTCGCGGAAATGGGTAGGGTCCCTGTAGAATCCCTTCAAGTGAAAAGAGTCAGTGGCGATCATGCTACCTACTTTGACCTTGAGCGATTCCATATCTGAATTAAAAAGATCTAATGTGTAGTTTTTCTTATAGTCGTATGCTGACCCTTGACCTTGGACCGTTACTTCCATGTTTGATTTGAAAAATGTCTGAGAGTTAGATGGGTCACTAAACGAACACACACCCGATACAGTTGTCTCGCCTAAATCGGTAGGCGGCTGGCCCACCATGGTGAAATCGATCCTGTAAAAACTCAATTCAGGGATGGCGATTTCGGTTTGCTCGATCACTTCGTCTGATGATTCCGAGCTGCTACCGAAAGGAGTAACTACTTCATCGGCTATGATCTTAGTAAAATTCCATTCCCCTTTTTTATTCAACGAGGCCAACATATTTCCTGATTTATCGGAAATGGCAAGTATTGTATCCCCACCAACCTCACTTGTAGATTCGATATTCAAATCAATATTTGAAAGATCAAATGAACCTCTTACCGTTCCATCTCTTCCAATTGAGAATAAAACATTATCCAAAGCATCTGAAATAATGAATAAGTCATCTGGGGTTGAGGAAATTGTATAAGGATTATCCGAGGTTTCTACTTTTGTTAAATTTGTGCCATCCCAAACATAAAGCCCTGCATCGTCTCCCCGAGCAATACGTACGGTAGAATTAGCAGGTACATTTATTTTATCTGCATCAAATAAGGCCATTGTTGCATAGCTATAGTTGCCACCTTGCGCCTCGACTAAATCAAGTGACATTTGACGAATATGATTGAGCAAAACGGTTAATGCATTTTTAAACTGTGATTCGGTGATAGTGTTCCCGATAAAATCGTAATCGCTCGGTACAGTCATTGGGTTACCCTCAAGAACAAAAAACCCCGCGAATGCGAGGCTTAGAAAGTTAAATTTGATTAAACGGATGTTTCAGGGATTGGTATAAAAGGCGCGCCGCGGAAACGGGAAAAGTTATTGAAGCGGTTCTGGCAAGTTTCCAAACGCTTATCGCATCCTGGATAAACCTTGATTCGTTGCCCTGCCTGTGGCGCTTCCAGCAATGGCAAAGTCAATAACAAAGCACCCGATTCATGCAGTCGCACGGTACGTTTTAAGCCAGCATTTCCACCGTCTAGGAATTCAATAACACCTTGTGTAAACCAGCCCTGAGGCTGACTTAAACTGCAAAGGATTCGCGCCGTA